TATGTAACCAACTGGCTACACAAAGGTTAAAAATTGATCCAATATCTATTCTCTTTGCTGCAAATGCGTGTGTTGCAGCTATCAAGCAAGGTTGCGACCTTTACAAGCAAGCTAAAACTTCTTTTATGGAAGTTAAATCAACTGTTGAAGAAATTGTTTCAGATGCCAAAGCGGTTCAATCTTTTTGGTCAAAGCTCTTTGGCTCGACCAAGCCTGTGGCGCAAAAGACAAACAAAAGAGAAAAGTACGTAGCAGTTGACGAAACTCAAGTTATGGCTGACATCGTTAGCCAGCTTACACAGTTTTTTAAATTGCAAGAACAGTTGGCGGCGCACATAAGGGAAGAAGAAGAAAAGTCAAAGAACGTCTACGACCCTGATGCCAACTTAATGGAAGCAGCCTTAAAACGGGTGATGGCACAAGATCAAATGGCGGCTTTGGAGATTGAGATAAGAGAAGCTATGGTGTATGGCGCACCAAAAGAAATGGGTGCTTTGTACAGCAAAACATTTGATATGCGGGACGTTATCAAGGAAGAGCAAGACAAGGCAAGAAAGAAGAGAGACAATGAATCATGGCAACGCAAGGAAGAGGAACGGCTGCTAAGAGAAAAACAGGCGTATCTGCTAGCGACTATCCTATTCCTCCTATATATGTGGTTAATCCTCGGCCTGTTGAGCAAGATTGGGAGAGCGTAGTGGGATGGATTGCAGCTTGTGTGTTAGTGATTATGTTGCTACCCTTATTGGGTATATTGTTTGTAGATGTCCTTGAGGTTAAACAAGAAGCAAAGCATCAACAAGAGCAAGTGCAAAAGTTGATTAACAAAGCAAAGGAAAACAAATGAACCTTTACGATATTTTGTTAGTTTCTTTCATTTTTTATTTAATAATTAATTAAGGGGTAAATATGGATTGGTTAAAACAAATTGCACCCACCATTGCTACGGCGCTTGGTGGTCCATTAGCTGGCTTGGCGGTTGATGCTATATCTAAAGCAATTGGAATTGACCCCAAAGACGTTCAATCTACCATTGACCAAGGCAAGTTATCAGCAGAACAAATAGGCGCTATTAAGCAAGCCGAATTAGCGATGGCAGCTCGCGCCCAAGAGTTAGGCTTAGACTTTGAAAAAATTGCCGTAGACGACCGCAAATCAGCGCGGGAGATGCAAGCCTCTACTCAGTCTTGGATACCTGGTTTGATGGCTATAGCCGTTACCATTGGCTTCTTTGGTATCTTGGTTGGTTTAATGACTGACCACTTTAAAACATCAGATGCGCTAATGATGATGTTAGGTAGTTTGGGTACAGCATGGACCGGCATTATTGCTTTCTACTTTGGTAGTTCTGCTGGTAGCCAAAAAAAGGACGTACTACTCCATAAATCGAGTCCAACTCCATGAACCTCACAGAACATTTTACACTTGAAGAGCTGACTGTTACCGAACATCGGCAGTTTGACAACACCCCAAATGATGCCGAGATTGCCAATCTTGTGCGGCTGGCTGAATTCTTAGAGCAAGTTAAAGAAGTGCTAGGCGGTAAACCAATTATGATTAATAGTGCATTTCGTAGTGAGGCCGTAAACCAAGCAGTGGGTTCAAAAAATTCTAGTCAACATCGGCATGGGTGTGCTGCCGATATAAGAGTGCCAGGCATGACCCCTGATGAAGTTGTCAAAGCCATCATTGCATCGGGCTTACCCTATGACCAGTGCATTCGTGAATTCAATTCTTGGACGCATCTTTCAATTCCAAACGCTGATGGTGCAAAACCTAGACTAATGTCGTTAATAATAGACAAATCAGGCACAAAAGAGTACGCTTGACATTAAGTTTCATTTGCTTGTCATTGATTTAGTTTAATTTTAGGCAACTTCAATGGAGTTGTCATGCCAAAGTCAGTTTATAGCGATGAAGAATTTGTAGAAATTTGGAATTTGCACAAATCAGGTAGCAAAATGGCAATTGCTATTGGTATGAATGAACGACAGATTCTTAGGCGACGCAAAGAAATTGAAGACAAGTCAGGAATAGCACTTGTCTCTAGTTATAAACTTCCATCTGTCAATAAACCTGAGAACCCAGTTAGAAAAGAATTAGGTATTGAAAATGGTGTTGTTCTTGTTTTTAGCGATGCTCATTTTTGGCCAGGCATACATACAACGGCGTTTAAAGGTGTTCTTTGGGCAATTAAAGAATTTCAGCCTAAAGCAATTATCGCAAATGGAGATGTATTTGATGGCGCTTCTATTTCTCGCTTTCCTCGTATTGGATGGGATTCAACGCCATCGGTGATCCAAGAGCTTAAAGCTTGTGAAATAGCCCTTGGTGAAATAGAAGATGAAGCCAAGAAAGCTAGAAGCAACGTAAATCTTATATGGACGTTAGGCAATCATGATGCTCGCTTCGAGAACCGCCTAGCAGCTAATGCACCTCAGTATGAGTTTGTAAAAGGTTTTTCCCTAAAAGACCACTTTCCTACATGGCATCCTTGCTGGTCATGCTGGCCTACCGATGATGTAGTGGTCAAGCATAGGTGGAAGGGTGGAATCCATGCTACACATGGGAACACCTCAATGAGCGGGAAAACAATGGTTACGGGGCATCTACACAGCTTAAAGGTCACGCCTTACAGTGACTATAACGGCACACGTTATGGTGTCGATACTGGAACCCTTGCCGAGCCAAGTGGACCACAGTTTATAAATTATCTTGAAGATGGTCCGACCAATTGGCGATCAGGCTTTGCCATACTTACATTCCATGAAGGTCGGCTTTTGTGGCCTGAGTTGGTACACAAATGGGATGAGGGCAAAATTGAATTTAGGGGTAAGGTCTATGACGTCTGATCTTGTAAATTTTCTTAGGGCAGAAATCAAGGAACTGCATAATATTCTGAATGAAACCCAGCTCTCCCTTGCTGAAGCAAACGACAGGCTAAATCGCCGTTCTGAGCCGCTAAGTGAAGAGCGTATATATACGTTATATAGACGTAGCCTAGATTGGCGGCAGCTGGCTAGAGATATAGAAGCAGATCACGACATTGAATAAAAAAAGGGGAGTCCTAAGACCCCCCTACAGACAACTGCATAAAGATTATGCCACACGTTCCCAAACAATACCGTCTTCGTCTTCAACGACTTCGCCGACTTCAGCTTCTTCGTCTTCGACTTCTTCTTCGTCGTCTTCTTGCAAGTATTCGTATTCGTCGGTAACGTCATATTCCACAGCCCAACCATACATCTTTTGGAATTCGATGAACTCTTGAATAATAGCGATCTTGTCAAAATCGTTTGTTTCAATAGTCAATAAATCATCAGACCATGAATGCTCACCAATGTTAATTTCAATCTTGTACATAATAAACCCCTTGTTATGGCACGATTGCCGAGTAAAATCTTAAAGTCTTAATATGACAGTTCATCTAAGGAAAAACCATGGCTACAAACTTTACACTTACAAAAGGCGAATCCAAAGCGCAAGAAGCTAAGGAATACGTTGTTGAACGTGAGTACAAAAAAGAAAATCGCAAAATTGCTGCGCTAGAAAAAAAGCTAGAAAAGCACGAAAAGACTGATATGGCTCATGCTCACCCCATGCGCCGTTCACATGAGGCCAACCAAAAGGCTGCCCCTTTGCCTAATATGCGGAAATATTAAAGCAAGTTCCGTAAGGTTTCGTTAAGGACTGACATTTCAGTCTTTTTGTAGACACTCCAAATCCTTGCTTGACCGTGGATGCCATTAAACGACCCTTGGTGGCAGTCCTTGCATAGCGGTATGCAAAGGTATTGCTCATGCTGAACAATGTGGTGAGCATCTGACGGGCCAGCCGCGTCACATACGCCGCAAGGCATTTCCTTGATTGTGGCTAGATGCTCGCGTTCTTTCTTTGTGGGTTTGTTGTTCACTGATGTGACCTATCCTGCATACGATTTGTAGCTTCGCGGGTGCGCCATATCTCAATGTCTAACCTGGCAGCCTCAATCTCCCATTTAAGGGTTTCTTCTTGCTCAATAGCCGCGGCCAAGCCCTTTAGTAACTTTTGGTAAGCAGGGTCGGCATAGGCTTCGCGTTCTTGGGCATTAGCGGCTTCAAATCCCATACTTAGGGCATCTCGCATCAATAGCGCTTTTTGACTTTTGCGGAATTCCTCAAGGTAAACCCGTTGGGCTCTAGCTTCGCCATAAGCTGGCGCTTTGTCTCTGATTTGCTGTGCTGCTTCTTCAGGTTTCATTTAACTACTCCAATCATCCTAAGAGCCGCTTCAGGGCTGTCAATCCTAGCCAATGTACCTCCGCACCAACTTTCAAAAAAGTCGGCTTGTAGGGCTGTTAAACGCTTTTTAGAGGTACTTTTAATTTCCACCAAGAACGTGTGGTTGCCATACCCCACCAAAAGGTCAACTGGCAGGCCAATGATCCACACATAGGCGCCAGCATCCCGCAAAGCCTTAACTATGGCGGTTTGGTTTTCGTCAGTCCGAGCTGCGTATCTCATTTAACCTCCTGCGTAAATCATTAACGGCGGGTAACCCACGCTTTTTCTCGATGTCTAACAAGACTTGCGACCACCAACCGGAAGCATTCATTTTCCCAAGGTCTTTCACTTTCTTGCGGTATCTCGCTATCCATTCCCGCGCCTCCATCGTCTTCATAGTCTCCAGTAGCTCTAAGCGCTGCTGTGGTGTCAGCGTAGCTAAGTTGACGTGTTTCTTTGTGCTGGTCAAGCAGTCTGTTTGCTTCATTTTTGTCCATTAAAACACCTCCTCATCATCCTGCCAATGTTTGACAGGACGAGCATTCTTAAAAACTTCTTTTAAATCGGGCATTTTGTAATCCTCTTTTTGCCAGGCGTGTTTAGAACATTTTGGTTTATCTCCATCCAAATGGACTGACCAGCGGTTGGGGCAGCCAGGCACAGAACACATTAACTTTTGTATCGGGTCAAAATTGTCTTCTTTTTTAACTTCAGGTTTAGCAAAGCTCATTTTTGGTACTTTCCATCAATAATTTTGGCGAAATTTGTTGCATTCACAACCCACACAAGATCAGGTCGCCAAACCCTGTCTTTAGTTTCAAAACCCTGCGCCAGCTTGGTATCGTTGGCGATGTAAGCAAAAAACGAATCCCACCAAGCCAGACCATCCTCTTGGGTGCTATACCCCTTTGGGCTAAAAGTTGATGGCTTTCCAGCCTGCGCCCATCTAGCCCTAAGTGCCTGTTGCCTAGAGCCATCCCATACCCGAGGTTGCGGTAAATTGGGCAGATGCTTTTTCCAAAGCTCAAGAATTGCATTTTGTGGGCAAGTCGGCAACCCTGCCGACAAAGAATCTTTAGATTCTTTAATATGGTTATTGGTGATTGGTTTATGGTTATTGGTTGCTATAGGGGTGGCATTAGGGGGGCTATTAGCCTCCCCATTAGTATCCTTATGCCAGCGCTTTGCCGCCCCCTTTTTACCATCCTCAGAAAACTTGCGATATTTAGCAATTTCTTCATCGGAACGTGGGTTTACAAAGCCTTTTTCAGTGGAAACAAAGAATTCGTTAAGCACCGCCAAAACCTCTTGTTCGTTATCCCGCATACCAATTTGACGGGCAATGTCACGTTGTTTTATAGGTACTTCATGCAAATAGTAATGGTCAAGAAGTCGGCGAAAAGCCAAATCTTCTATCAATGAAAGATGATGTGTATGCGATTTGTAATCGCCAATATGAAATTGGTAAAAGTGCATTTCCCACGCCCTAAAGTTCCACCCTGAAAGAAACCTCGGCAGGAGGGGTGGGTTCTCTTTTCGGCAAGGGGATCAATCCTTGCCTAGCCGCGTTTCAAACAATCTTACATCACAAACCACTCAGGTTTCAAGTCCTTTAGCTGGCGCAAGCGCAGCTCAGGAATTTGCTCTTTCCACTGGCTAACCGCTGGATAAGAAACACCTAATATTTTGGCAAGCTTACGCCCTGAGCCTGCAAGTCGTATCAATTCTGATTTAGTCATAGCTTAATTCTAAGTTAAGCTAGCTAAACATCAAAACCCCCACAAAATAGTCGGACATTAAACAAAGCGCTTGCAATTAAGTTAAGCAAGGTTAATAATTAAGCCCATGCAGTAGCGCAACGCAAGCTGTACTTTAAGGAACCTAAATGTTTGAAATTGAAAAATACACCAAACCCACCGACTGGACGGCAATTGCTGTTTACATTGTTGCCGTCATTGCCTTGGTAGTGGTTGCCCTTGACCTTTTTGTTTGGAGGGCATGATGTTTCAAGAATGGTTAAGCAAATACGGCGAGGTCGATGTTGAATATGAATTCATTGAACCTGACGATTGGGAATCAACTGGCGATTGGGATATGACTGTCACCTTTGAAGGCCAAGAAATTACTTATGACCTGACAAAAGCTGAATACAACTACCTTTTGGAATGCGTCAAAGAAATCGAGGGCGAATCAGATCGTCCTGTAGTTATCAAAGTCACTGGTTTAAATTTATCACGTTAAGGAACAATCATGGAAACACCAATCGGACCCAAATTTGCCGCAGCCTTTGTCAAAGCACAAAAGCAGTTTGGCAAGGCTTTGAAGACCTCTACTAACCCGCATTTTCGTTCTAAGTACGCTGACCTATCTAGTTGCATTGATGCTGTTTTAGGCGCTTTAAACGATAACGGAATTGGTTTTATGCAACGCACTTATGAATGCAAAGATGGGGTTCTGTTGGAAACCATTTTTGTGCATGATTCAGGCGAGGTTATGGAGTGCGGAATGCTTCATGTGCCTGCTAGCAAGATGGATGCAATGGGTTTTGGCTCGGCCTTGACCTATGCTCGGAGGTATAGCATTTTGACCGCCACTGGCCTCGCCCCAGAAGACGATGACGGTGTAGCTGCTAGCCGCCGCACCGAAGTTAAGTCTACTGTTGACGAACACAAGATAGCTGATTTGTTGGCTGCAATGGACGAATGCAATAGCTTGGAAGATTTGCAGAAAGCCTACAAAGCCGCATATGCCGCCGCCAATGCTGAACCCGCTTGGCAAAAACAAGTTATTGCGCGTAAAGATGCCAAAAAAGCCAAGTTGGAGGTTAAATAATGATTGAAGGCATCACATTACAACCAAATTGCTTTTGCACAAAATGTAATGGCAGAGGGTTTCTTGATACACCGCGCTGCCAAAACGTTTTTAAAGACTCTGTATTTAATAAATTTAGGCAATGCTCCAACCCTGCAACTTACCAAGTGGATGGCATTCCATGTTGCAAAATTCACTATTTTAAACAATATCGTGATTACAAAAAAGGATTAAAAAATGGAACAACTGAGTGAAGAATGGTTTGCCGCCAGGTGCGGTAAGGTCACCGCTAGCCGTGTAGCCGACATCATTGCCAAGACCAAGACGGGTTACAGCGCTAGCAGGGAAAACTACTTAGCTCAATTGGTATGTGAGCGCATGACAGGCAAACCCGCTGAATCGTACTCAAACTCTGCCATGCAATGGGGAACCGACCAAGAACCATTTGCCCGAGCTGCATATGAGGCCGCAAAGGATGTTTTGGTGCAAGAAGTAGGCTTTGTAGTCCACCCAAATATTGTGGGCGCTGGAGCTTCTCCTGATGGTTTGGTGGGTGAGTTTGGATTGGTAGAGATTAAATGTCCAAACACCGCAACCCACATTCAGACTTTGCTAGACCAAAAAGTGCCTGACAAGTACAACATTCAAATGCAATGGCAAATGGCGTGTACTGGTCGACAATGGTGCGACTTTGCATCATTTGACCCGCGCATGGAAGAGGGTCTACAACTATTCATCAAAAGAGTGGAATACCACACGCTATATGTTGCCGAGCTTGAAAAAGAGGTAATTAACTTTTTGATGGATGTAGAAGACAAAATCCAAAAACTTAACAAACTGAAAGCATGAAATGAGAAAAATCAAGAATATCGTAGTAATTACAGGCACTTACATCAATAAAGATGCTCAAGAAAAGAAGCGTTATCAAACTATTGGCAGCTTGTTTGAAGATGGCGATAACCTAAAAATCAAGTTAGACACCATACCTTTGGTGGATGGCGGTTGGACTGGCTGGGCTAATTGCTACGAGCTAGAAGAAAAGCCGCGTAAAGCTGGTTTTGATGACATGGACGACAGAATTCCATTCTGACCATGCAGCTTGATCTACGTTTTGATGGCGCAGATTACAACCGAACCCGCGATGATGCTCGATTAACTGGGCAGATTCTTAGGGTTTGGGAGTGTATGTCGGATGGGAAGTGGCGAACCTTAAAAGACATTGCACAACAAACTGGTGACCCTGAAGCAAGCGTAAGCGCCCAATTAAGACATTTACGCAAGCCAAGATTTGGTGGTTACACGGTGGAACGTGAATACATCAAAGATGGGTTATACAAATACAAGTTGGAGGTATGAAATGTGGGATGTAGCTGTAACCTTTATGTTAATGTTTTTTGGTGCTTTTGTCGTTATTGCGTTTGGTGCAATACTGATTTGGGCATTGTATTTAATACAGAATGTGGATTGAAATGAAAGAAAAGACAGAGATGGGCAGAGCAATCACGCTACGCCTTACACAATCAGAATGGGCAGAGTACCAAAGGCTTGGCGGAATCAAGTGGATTCGTATGTTTTTCCGTATGAGTGCTGGCATACAAAAGGAAATCAAAGAAGAAAACGCTTTACAATGGAAAAAAGAAAATAGTTGACAAGCCCAAATTTCATATAAAATGGGCGTTCCATTCACCTTGCAAGGAAAACAAAATGGGTTACGAAATGAAGAAGATGATTCCAAACGCCACAAGTTCAGACATGTCTGGCCAAAAGAAAGTAAGCGTTCCTAAGATGGATCGTGAAGTTGCCACTAAGTCTATGACTGGTGCTACACCCCCCAAAGGCGCATTGAGCAGCGACACCAGCGGTGAACGCAAGCGTCCCATTGAAGGCGGTGTTGGCATGGGCAAGATGGACGGTATTGGTTTGCGCGAAGCTAGCCACATGGGTAAACATGATGGCCGTATGGGTGAAATGAAGGGTGGTTCTAGCGAAGCTAATTGCTACGAACATAAGCGCATGGCCCACGTTCAAGACTAAGGCGTGGCAGCTAGGGGTCAAAGCCCTAGCGCCACTAAACAAAACAACTAAATAGGAGTTGAGATGTCTGATGGTAATTGTAGTGCTTGTAGACACTTTGCCGATTTAGGGCAAATGGGTCAATGCAGGCGTTATCCCGCTTTTGTGAACCGACACAGAAACGAAGGTTGTGGCGAATTTGCAACAACGGCTGAAGTTATTAGTTTTCCTGCTTTTATTGCAGAAGACAAGCCAAAGCGTAAATATGAGAGGAAAGCAGATGCTAAAACCTCTATTTGATCGCGTTGTCGTTAAGCCCCAAGTGCGGCATATAAGCGACATTATTTACGTTAACAACAAAGAACCCTTTAACGAGGGAACCGTCATTGCGGTAGGTCCTGATGTGACTGATACGCAACCAGGCGACTTCATCAAGTATGGGAATGGCGATTATTTGAATTGGCCAACCCATAGGATTGATGGGCAAGACTATCAAATCATTCAAGAAGCTGACATTTGTGCTATTGTGGAGGAAACATGAAAGAGTTAATTAATTTAAGAATTCAAGACTTGATGGTTAAAGGCCGAGAGTTGGAACAACAAATACACCAAATCAATGGTGCGTTGCAACAATGCCAATGGATATTGGTTGAACTGGAGAAAGAAGATGCCCCTAAAGAAATCGACCAGCCCCAAAGCCTTTAAAGAGAACATTAAGACCGAAATAAAGGCAGGCAAGCCTGTTAAGCAGGCCGTGGCAATTGCTTATAGCGAAAAACGTGAAGCTGAAAAGTCTAAAAAGTCTAAAAAGTAACTTAAAAGGCTAAAAAGTTATGAAAAAGCACGACAAGCCGATAGAACACAAGACAACGGGTAAGGGTAAGACCTACAACCCTACAGAAAAGGGCGCGGGAATGACCGCAAAAGGTCGTGCTGAATACAACACCAAGAATGGCAGTAATCTCAAAGCACCGGCTCCTAATCCAAAGACCAAGAAAGATGAGGGTCGCAAAGCCTCATTTTGTGCGCGAATGGAAGGCGTAGTAAAGAACGCTAAAGGACCAGCAGAACGTGCTAAAGCATCACTTAAGAACTGGAATTGTTAAAATGGCTACTAAACCTGGACTTTACGCAAACATCCACGCCAAGCAAGAACGCATTGAGCGTGAAAAGAAAGAAGGCAAGCCTGTGGAAAAGATGAGAACGCCTGGCAGTAAAGGCGCACCCACCGCTAAAGCATTTAAGGAATCGGCTAAGACCGCAAAGAAATGACCGAAGAAAAGCGCCCAGTTGGTAGACCAACCAAATACGATCCTGCTTTCTGTGAGCAAGTCGTAGAGCTTGGCCGCATCGGTAAATCAATTGAGCAAATAGCCGCAAATCTAGGGGTTTCTACTAGGGTCTTATTCGATTGGAGAGATAAGCACGAGGATTTTCTGCACGCCTTGGAATATGCAAAGGAATTAGAGCTTGATTGGTGGGAGAC